CTGCTCGAGAACCCACGCGCCGACGGCCCACGTATAGAACAGAATATTCTCCACGCTCGCCGCCGAAAAATATTCCGAAAACGCGCTCCCGGCCCTGAAGCCGTAACGCTCGGCCGCCTGCTCGTTCCTCATGAACTCCGCGGCGATCTCATCCTTGATCTCTTTTATGCTTCGTGCCATATCTTTTACCGTTATTTAAAAACCGTTTAAACAATCTCGAAATCAATCTCAATCCCCATTTCGCCGATACCCCCGTAAGGACACCGCGCTATATCTTCCGCGCTCGCCTCGGTCGCCGGCTCTACCCCGCATATCTTATATTGGGCAACAATTTTTGCACACGCTCCATCAATGGCCTCCGGCACGTTCAACTTCTGACCGTCTGACAATAAATCCGTCACACTCAGTCCGTTCTCCGTGGCCAAATCCATCATTGTTTCAATATGCCCCCCACACTGCAATGCAATGTCCAGAAGCGTTTGTCGGTCTGTTACTGTTTTTATCATCGCTCTATCGTTATTATTCCGTCATTATCCACCCTGACACGCTCACAGTCTACGCCGCACCACCGCAACATCCGGCGTACCTCTCCGGGCCACATAACGTCCATGCAGCCACCTCTTAGGTATTCGGCCTCTCCACCGAACAGAGGATGCTCTTTCAAGTCTCCACGCATCGACCGTACGACAATTTCAGCCGTCTGTACCTCGCTGTCTCCGATGACTACCGCACAGTGCTCTATTAGCAGATCCCCTGTCTCCGTATCTATAAGGATTCCCTTCATTGTCAGTATTCGGTACTAAAAAGTTCCACTTCCTCATCGCTAACCGCGCTTATGTTCACGGTCTGATAATTTGCCTCAGTCATCTGTGGAATATTCAAACTCTTGATTACTAACCGCGTTATTCCGAAAATATCCAAAAACTCACTGTGAACTTCGATCGCTGCCTTTACGTCAAGCAGCCGCCGCAGCTCCCGCAGTGCCTCGCTCGGGTAGTCGTCAAGGATCTCCCCGTTCTCCACCGCCTGAACGCCCACAACCAGGTTCACCGCCCAGTCTCCCTCGTTTATATATTCTTTCACCGTCCCGTCGCGCCCGGTCAGTGCCGTGCTGACAATCCGGCGTTCCCGGCTCACAGCCGCCACCGCGTCCGGCAACTCCAGCTCAAGCGTCCCGCTCTCGGTCTGTGCCCGGAGCCTTACGGGACAAAGCACATACCGCCCCTCCCAGTATTCCCGGTCCGTTATCGGTATGCCGGGCGCCCCGGTTGTTATCGGCTCGCCCCGGCCCTCCCAACTCGGGGATTCTCCCTTGCGTCCCTCGCCAAACCGCACCAGCTTTTTAGCAAGGTGCTGCGTCCAGCTCATCGCCGCAAGGTCTATGCTTATAGGCAGTTTCTTGCCGCCTAAACTCGGTTGTGGAATCATACTCATGTGGTTGCCAGCTGTGTGTCGTTAAGCGCTCCCATCAGGGCCTCAAGCAGCATGGTTTTGACCTGTTCGGCACTCTCGCCGACGGTCGCGCTGTGTATCTCGAAGCGCTCGACAAGTTTGTCAATATTGATTGTTATATTTTTGATTTTCCCGCCGCCATCGCTTCCGGAGCCGCTGCCGCCTGTGCCGCTGGCTCCGCTCAGGGTTGTGCCGGTGGGATTGACTGACGGCACCGTTACCTCGGGGACTGTCGCCCCGCTGGTGTTCGGGGTGCCTCCTGTTCCCTTTTTTGCCTTGGACTTGTCGGCCGCCTCCTTTTTGGCGGATTCCGTCATTTCGGCGTCGTAAGCCTCGTTAAACGCCTGGCCTATCTTTTTGCCATAGTCGCTATACGTGGACTTTAATCTGTTGAGCGCTGCATCTATCCCGGCTCCGTCCAGCTTAAACGCCGCTTTGATAAGGTCGCCAATAGCTCCAAAGGTATTTTTGGCAAGCTCGCCAATGCCGGCGAAACAAGCCTTAAACGCCGCCCATGTGCCTTTGAGCACCGCACGGAATTTGGCCGACGTGTTCCAGAAGTATGCCCCTATCGCAATCAGGGCGGCAATGGCTGCCGCTATCCAGCCGACTATTGGAATGCTCATAATTGCCACCGAAACGGCACGACACGCGGCCGACGCTGTGGTGGCGAACACCCCGAATGAAGTTGAAGCAATGCCGGAGAATGTCGCCGACGCGGTTCCACCCGTCACGAATGACAGGACCAGAGCGGCCAGACCTTTGAGGGCGTTAAATATGCCGACAGTTGCAAAACGGATCAGGCCAATAGTTGCGCGGCCCATATTGCCTATAAAGCCCAGAGATATCATGTTGCTTGTTGAAAGGGTGCCGTTCATCAACGTAATGCTGACGGCTGCCGACCTGACCCAGCCGACGATCCCGGACCACATACCGGCCCAGTTAAGACCCTTGATAAGCAACATCAGTTTCCACCCGGCGGTCAGCAACGGGGCAAGCTGCGCCAATGGCACAAGCGCCGAAGTCAGCACGCCGCACCAAATAGAAAAATCGCCGGTAAGCTGGAATATTGATATTTTCCAATCTTCTATTATTTGATTGATCCGCGCTTGCCGCTCGACTTTACTGTCCATGATTTCGGCCGCCTGTATCACTGCGCTGTTAGTCCCGGTTACGGCGTCGGTAAAGCCTTGCAGTGCATCAGTCCCTTGTATTAGCGCGCGGGCGGCGTTGGCGTTTTCCACACCAAAGAATTTTGACAGCAGCGCGGAGTCGTTAAGCATCGGTTTCAGCATCTCGAGGCGCTCTTTAAGGCTCTTGGAGTTGTCGCCCAGGGCTACAACATCAATGCCGGCCTTTTCAAGTTCCTCCCGTGCCTGCTTCTCAATAAATCGCCCTTTGCTGAGCTGCCCCAGCACATTGCGGAGGGCGACACCGCCCTCACTGGCTTTTTTGCCTGCTTTGTCAAGTACCTGGATTGCGGCGTTGGTTTCCTCAAAGCTGACATTTGCCGCTTTGGCTGCCATACCGCATTGCTGGAGTGCCGCGCTGATTGCCGGAAGCTCTGCCGATCCTGTCTGACCGGCGGCCGCCATTACGTTCATCATTCGCGCCATTTCCGCGCTCGCGGCCATCGGGTCCTCAAGGCTAACGCCATATTGGTTCATCGCGGTTGTCAGGACCTCAGCAGCAGCCACCCCATCACCTTTCATCAGCTTGCTGGTCGTCTGTATGCAGTCGCCCATTGCGCTGAGCGCTTCGGGATATTTACCCAGTTCCGGGCTCAGCTGCGAGAGAAGCAGCTTGTAACCCTCGACGGCCACCGCCGCGTCAGTACCGAACGCTTTGGCACTCTGCCGCGCGAAAGTCTCGATCTGTTTCAGACCGTCGCCCGTAACACCGGCCACCGCGCTGAGGTCGTGCATCTGGCTGTCCAGCTTTTTCCCGGATATGCTTAAGTTATCAAAGCCGGTAGCAACGTTCTGCGCGATGTCCTTAATGTAGGAAAACGACGCAAGCGTGCTGGCCAGACTGCGGCCGCGGCTCTCCGCGACCTCGGCCTGGGCCGTGAAATTCCCGGCGGCGGCACTCATTCCGCTTATCTGGGCCGTAAAATTGCCGCCTATATTAAAAATATAGTCAAATACGCTCGCCATGTCGTTTTTATTTGTTATATTTGTACCACAGTAACCGGTAACACTTTTTTATATGGTCAGCTTCCTTCTGAAAGTCATTTGCTACGGCGCACTCTTCGCTTACGTGGGGTGGGTTCTCTCCGTGCTCTGGAAGCTCATAACCAAACCGGGCAAAACCGGGCGTCTTCCCTGGCTCTAACTCTTACCCTCACCGAATAGCGACGCAATAAGCTCTGCCCGGTTCCGGTTCCTCCACCGCTCCAGCCACAGGGCCTCGCAGTAGAGCCGCGCCCATTCCTCTTCCGTCTCAATCTTTTCAGCATCGACGTGCAGGTTCGCCCGGATTAGGGCGCACCCCTTGGCGAAGCCGTCCTCATCGTCCGACTCCGCCAACGTGTGCGCCTCTACAAGTTTTTTATTATGCCCTTGAAGCCGTTCAGCACTTCGCCGAGCTTCGTCTGCACGGCCATGAACAGCAACGCATCTGCGCGCAGTTCCTCGCTGCCTCCCAGCCAGCAGTTGTCAAACATAACTTTGCCGGCCTCCACTTCATCGGTACGGGCTACCTTGGTAACGGCTTTCAGAGTCTCCAGCGTCGGCCGTTTGAAATAGCCGATATGCACCTCGTCGCCGTCAGCGATTTCAATCGCGAAGCTCTTACGGTGCTGCTGCTTGAATGCCTCAATCTGGGCCTCGGTCAGGTTGCCGTTGAAAATTGTAGGTGTCTGCTGATTTGCTGTCTCTTTTTCCATATCTTTTAATTGAATTTTAAGCGGTGTTTAATTGGTTATCGCCTTGGCGCTTTGCCTCGGCAAAGATTTCAAGTGGCCGTTAAGGTTCCAGCCCTTAACGGCCCTTGTAGTGTAGTCCCTGGGGCGGCTTACGCCGTTTTACCCCATTCGATATGTGAGGGAACAAGCGGGAGCTCCACTTCCTGGCCCGTGTCCCCCTCTTTCCATTTGCGCGCGTTGCCCGAAAAGTGGCAGTTGCGAATCTTGTCAGTTACCACAATGCCGCTGTCCGGCAAATAGCTGACCTGAATCTCGATTGGCGGGAGGTCTTGCAGTCGCCCGTTGGGGCTCTGCGACTGGAGCGCCTGCACTTCCTCTTGGTAGAGAATTAGCTTCGCCCCCGGCGTTATGCGCCCTTTGGCTCGGCCCACCGGGTAGCGACCGGCTCCATATTTGTTTACAATCTCCTGCTCGTCGCTGTACTCTACGCCGACAATGCCCGTTACAGGCACGCCGCCGGCAAGCACCACAATGTCAGCCCACGCCACCAGCATGCCGTTGACCATAGGCACGCCGTTGTTGATTACTGTTGCCATCGTTCTGACTTTTTGGGGTTAGGTTATACGGATTTTGCAAACCCGATTTTTATTCTCACGTGCCGCATCACGGGGACTGCCACGTTCTTGATCACGATTTCCACCGTGCCGCTGCTCGCAACGTCCTGCGCCGGGTCGATCTCGGCTTTATAGCCGCTCAGTTCTCCGGCGCGCTCCATCGCCTCGAGCGCCTGGTTGGCCACTGTTTCAAGGTGTGCCACGGTGTAACTCGCCAGCTGGCCCGTGGAGGCGTCCACATAGACGTTGCCGCCGAGCTCCGGCTTCATGTAGGTACGAATGCCGCGCACGGCCTTGTCCATCGTGCGCACGCTCTCGATCGCCGCGTAGTCGCTCGTGCCGGCGTCCATCGTGTGGCTGTCGTTCATATAGCTGCCCGCCAGTCCCGTGTGCGTCACAAAGAACAGATAACGGCCCGTGTTGTCAAGCGTCTCTATCAGCGCCTTGTCAACGTCGCGCACAAGTGTGCCGTCGCCGAATGCCGGGAGGCTCACCCCCGTGGGGAATTGCTTTATATAGGCGATTGACTGGTGGACGCTCGCCGCACTGATTAGACCCATCACAACGCCCAGACCGCTGACGCTCGCCTTGGCCGCGTTGGCTTTGTCCTTATACAGCTCAGCGCCGGTGCCGCTGCCAGCCTGACCGATTACCACGCTCACGCGGCATTTGTTCTCGCCCGCAAGGTTCACGGCCTGCTGCTTTATGTTCGCCACTTTCGGGGCATACACGATTGACAGCTCGGCCTCTTCCTCGGCCAGGGCGTCGCCGATTCCCTGCAACGCCGTGAGGGCGTCGCCGCTCACCGGGGTGTCGCCGCACCACACGCCAATCTGGCGAATGCGCCCGGCGGCGAAGTTCTGCACGGTCTTGAGTTCGGCGAATGTCTGCGCCCCCTGGGGTTTCTCGAAGATTCCCACATAGAGGCTGACGGCGGGGTTGAGGCGGTAGAGCTCGCTCAGCTGGTAGTGCAGCACTTTCACCGTCCAGCTCGCCGCGTCTGCGGTTATGCCGGCGCCCTCTGCCGCGTCTATCGTGCTGAGCGCCTGCACACGCTCGGTCTTGAATGCGTCGGGAATGTCGGCCGCAGCCATGTAGAACACAAGACCCGTTATATGGTCCTCGCCGGGCAGACTCTTGGGGACGTTGCCGTTCTCTCTCAGGATTTTCAGACTGGTTCCCATCACGCCTCCACTTTTAAGGGTTCGGGGTTCTCCAGGTTCTTGCCGTGCGCCCGGGCGTTATTCTCCTGGTCGAAGCACTGTCCGTCGTCAGTTACCCACACGGCTTTAAGTCCGTGGCGCTTGCACGCGGCAAGTCCTATGGCCTTGAGCGCGCCTGTCGCGGCGGCCGCTTTGGGCTTTGCATTGCCCGGCTTCTGCTTGGCCGGTTTGCCAGGGGCGGAGGCAACGGCGGCCGCGGCTTTCGCCACTTCCTCAGCACTCGGAGCATTTGTAGCGACTGCCTCGGCCGTGGCCTGCAAGTTTTCCGCTACTGTATCAGCGGCGGTCTTATTTTTGGTTTCGTTGCTCATGTCGTTTTGCGTTTTTTGATTTTGTAAAATATCCACCCGGCTGCCGCCAGGATCGTTAATGCTGTCGCCCATGCTGCGCCCTGTTTCATGCGCTCCCACAGGCCCGGCGGTTTTGTGGCCGTTACCGTCACTTCGTCAAGCGCGCCTCCCTCATAGGTCTGCTCTGCTTCCTCCGTGGCTTCGGTCGTGCCGCTGGCCGTTTCCTCCAGCTGCGCCCGGTTCCGGCTTTCCTCGCCATGCGTCTGCCGGATTCGCGCCTTGACCGGAGGCGTCCCGGTCGCAGGGTCCGCGGGCTGCGTGGTGTCGTAGATTTCAACCTCCGTCACCGTCGCCCCCCGGCTCTCCGTCTCCGTCGTCAGGGTCGCCGCGTGCTGCTGTTCTTCCCGGCTTTCGCTCCGGACCGTCGTCTCTACCTGTGCCGCCGCCTCTGTCCGGCTCTGCTCCGCCACCTTTCGGGTGGAGCAGCAGCTCGTGTTTGACAGGGCAACGGTCAATATAACGACAGCCCCAAATGCGGTCCAAAGCCGTTTTGAGCATCTGAACATCATTGCGTAAGTTGTTTATTTCGGCTTTGAGCGGCGGAACAATACTCTCCATGAGTATGTCCGCAGCCTTGCGCACGTTCTCCAGCTCATGGCTCTTGACCTCGGCGAGCTTGTCTTTCATCTCTGCCCGCAGCCGGTCAAGTTCAATCCTGTATTTGTCGCGCTCCAGCTTACGGCCTACCCATGCCCCGACCGGGGCTGCTATCGCCGCCGAAAGCGCCGATATTATGATAGTTATTATTTCGCCGCTCATTCATGTTGTTACTGTTTAATGCCCACCTGGGTGAGCCATGTTTTTACGTTGAAACTCGGACACGCCTTGTTGGCAAATTCATTGTGCCCGTGCACTGTCGCCCCTGGGTATCGCCTGAGCAGCTCTTTCACGAGCTTTTCAAGGGCTGCGCGCTGGGCCGCCGTGCGCGTATCTTTCCACAACTTTTTCCAGTTGGGAGTTGACCGGGGCGGAGACCCGCCGACATAGCACACGCCAATTGACCGCGTGTTATGCCCGGTGCAGTGGGCGCCGGCTATCGCTTCCGCACGTCCGGGGCGCACTTCGCCGTTAAGGCCGATAACAAAGTGATAGCCTATGTCGGAGAATCCCCGCGCAAGGTGGCTTTGCTTTATCTGGGCGTTGGAAAATTCCTCACCCTCCGGCGTGGCCGTGCAGTGCAGTATGATTTCATCGATCTTGCGCTTGCTCTGGGCTACTCCCAGAGCCGCCCACGTCTGCGCCCCGACAACACCGTCGGCCGTCAGCCCCTTGCGCTTCTGAAACTCTTTTACCGCTTCCTCGGTCAAGGGTCCGAATATGCCGTCGGCCATCAGGTTTAATTTACCTTGCAGGGTCTTGACTTCCGCCCCGCGGCTACCTCGCTTTAGTGTTGTCATTCTTTGCGTTTGTTTATTCAGATTTTGGTGCAAAGCGGCTTTCGCCGGTTACGGCTGGGTCTTTACGCGACTTTGTCGCTCATTATGGCCGCGCGGCAGTTGGTCTCGCTCAGGGGCAGACAAATGCCGTACTGCTCGAAGTTCACGAGGTTGCGGTGGTTCTGCGGGTCGTTTTCGGCCTTGCTGTGATAGAATTTCGTGGAGCCTGCGGCTTTCATCATGCGGCCCGCGTAGAATGCGACGGAGCTCTGCATGTCTGTGGCCGCCGGAACTGCACCCCACGCCAGTTTTTCGCCGGAGGTCGGGTTGTAGAATGGTGTGCCGTCATACTCGAATATGTCGAAGCCATAGAGGCGGCAAATCTTGCCCTCGGTCTGGTTGATGTTGTAGTGGTCTTTGAAGCGCTGCTCGGTAGCCAGCAGGTCGTTGACGTGTTCGCTGCAAAGTACCAGAATGCGGTCTTTCTTGGGGATCTTCATCTTGTCGAAAGACTCCTTAAGTGCCAGCAGGTCGTCGGGGGTCATACGCTTGCGACCGCCATAGGCTGCGCCTGTGGTACGCAATACGGGAATGCCTGTCGCGTTCTTGGCCGGGGCAATCGCATGGATTGCGTGGGCTCCGAATGTCTCCACAAGGGCGTCGCGGTGGCGCTCCTGAACGCTCGCCATCTTGTCGTAACTGATAGCGTGCAGCTCGTCGTCTGTCACCGGAGTGGCCTCGGTGCTGAATTTATCCAGACCGATAGGCTTGTCGGCGTCCTCCAGTGCGGTAACGGGAATTGGATAGGTAGTGTTGTTGACCAGCACCTTGGGGTCGCCGCCGATAGCCACGAAGTGAATCACATCGTTATCCACATGCTGGTTATAGCTGCGTATGCGCGCCAGCCAGCCCCAGGACTCCAGAGCGGTGCGGAATTGTTTGATCTGTTCGCCGGTCCATATCTCTTTGAGCACTCCGGCGCGGAGGGCGCCGCTGGGGGCTGCCCCCTGGAGGGCGAGAGCCAGCACGTTGCCGGCTATGGCTCCGGCCTCCGGCGCGCACCCGATTGCCACGGCACACGTGGCGCCGGCGGCGGCGTTGAATGTTACGGCCATCAGCATACAGCCGACAAGGCAGAACAGGGTTTTGAAAAGGTTGTTTTTGGGTTTCATTGTTGTTTATGGGTTATTTGTTCTTACGGGTCTTATTCGCTCAGGGGCGGGCAGTCGACGCCATATTCGGCCTTATACAGCCGCATATATTCGGCGGGCTGGTCCTTGCGGAGGGCCAGGAGCTCATCCTGGGGCACTTCGCTGAGCTTGGCGTAGCTCTTGCCGCCGCCGGAGCCGGGCGCGCTCTCGCGGGATAGGTGTAATGTGTCGGTAGGCTTCTGCTGCGGGGGCATACTCTTGAATGTGTCGGCAAGCATTGCCGCGCCGGCGGCTTTCCCCAGGTTGATAAAATGGTCGCGCTGCTCGGCTACAATCCTGCGCTCTGCAATCGCCTGGTCCACGCACCGGGTCACGGCTGCCAGCTGCAAGGCGTCCGCGTTGTCGGCTTTCGTTTTCATCAGCTGGAGCGCGGCGGTCGCCTGCTCGTCGCTGGCTCCCTCGGGCAAGCCCAGGAGGGTTAACTGTTCTTTGTTCATCGCTGTTGTTTGATTATGTGGTTTATTGTTTTCCTCGCCGGCACTGGCGCCGGTTTCGGGTTCACTATCTTTTTGCAGTTGGAGCAGGGGGAGTCCGGGCGCGTCCTCTCCAGCGGCCAGCTTCATCACCTTGCCGTCGGCTCCGCACAGTTGCAGGGCCTCGTCGTTGCCTCCTATGTCCACAATGCTGACCTCAATCAGCTTTGACCGCGTAACTGTCTCGCGCGTCTGACCGGGGAGCACCAGCGCCTCGTCCGCGCTCGTTTCAATGGGTTCAAGCGCGGCCGAAGCCATGCGCAAAAAGCCGCTTTCCCATTTGCTCTCTATCTGCTTGGCGAAGTCGTCGTTCTGGTCAAACACCGGCGTTCCTATCAGCTTGCCGTCCTCGACCCTCAGATTCTCGACCTTGCCTATCGGCATAGCGTTTCCGTCGAATGCCCTACGGTGCATCCAGAGCAAAACCGGGTTGCGCTCGTACTGGCTCAGGTCTATTCCCTCGGTCAGCACGCGCGTGCCGTAGCAGTTCACGGCTCCCGTTGATATTATTACATCTTTCGCCATTGCATTTTGTCCTTAAAAAAGCCCGGGGCGCGAGGGGGCGGTGGTGGGTGGAGGGTGGGTGTGTCCCCCGCGCCCGGGGCCGTTAATCAATCTTTTTTACCTAATACCTGATTGTTGTGGCGGAGGCAGGACTCAAACCTGCGACCTCCGGGGAATGAGCCCGGCGAGCTGTCAACTGCTCTACTCCGCAATGTGGCTGTAAGTCGTTCAGCTCTGCAAAATTGCGCATTGTTCACGCCCCGGGCAAAAAGAGTGTAAATCTTTTACACTCTTTTTTATTATGGTGCCTTTTTGAGCCAACTTTGCACTGTGAAAAGGCGCGCCAATGGTGGTCGCGCCTAAACCCGTAAAATTTTATGTTTATGAATGGCTACTAAAAAAGACCGTGAGCAGCAGCGCGAACACGCCCGCCTGCTCTACATGCAGGGGGAGCCGCAGAAGTCCATTGCCGAAAAAGTCGGCGTGTCCGCACAGACTGTTACTAAATGGGTCGCAGACGGCGGCTGGGAACAGGCCCGCGCCGCCGCCAACATCACACGCCCGGAACTGGTCAACAAGATACTTAACAGCATTAACGTGCTGCTTGAGGATTTGGCCGCGGACCCCTCCCCGGAGAAAACAGCGGCAAGTGCCGACAAGCTGGTCAAGTTCGCCGCCACCGTTGAACGCCTCGACAAAAAAACATCAGTCGTTGATGTCATTGAGGTTTTTATGGCTTTCAGCAAGTGGCTGCAATACCGCATGAGCTTCGACCCCAACGTTACCCCGGAACTGCTCAAAACAATAAATCATTATCACGACCTTTTCATTTCCGAAAAGCTCAAAGAAAGTTTTTAACGCATGGCTACGAAAGCGGAGATATTAAAAGCACGCGAAAAGTGGAAACAGCACTGCGAGACGGTGCAGGCGGCCACCGCCGTAAACATCAACGAAACAGCCGAGCAGCGCCTTGCGCGTCTGCGCCGGCTGCTGCTTAACTATGCCGATTTCGTAGATCACTATTTTCCGCACTGGACTGAAAACCCCGAAACAGGGCAGTCGACACCCTGCGCGCCGTTCCATATCGATGCCGCCAACAAAATCAGGAAAAACCGCAACCTCAAGGCCGGTTTTGTCTGGCACCGTGGCGCGGCAAAATCCACCAACATGGACGTATTTATACCCATGTGGCTTATGGCCTGGGATATTGTCGGCTCTGAGATTTTCGGTGCTGCCAAAACAAAGGGGCGCGAAATAAATGTCATGGTGCTGGTCGGCAAGTCTGAGGACAACGCCAAAACGCTGCTCGGCGACATTCAGGCTGAATTACAGTACAACCAGCGTTATAGCACCGATTTCGGCGAACAGTACAACTCCGGATCCTGGGAAGAGGGCGAGTTTGTAACCCGTTCCGAAGTGGCGTTTTTTGCCCGTGGTCGCGGTCAGTCCCCCCGTGGTCTGCGCTACCGCTCCCACCGCCCCGATTATGTCGTTATCGACGACCTCGACGATGACGAGCTGGTGGAAAGTCCCGCCCGTGTCTCTAAACTGTTCGACTGGGTGCGCTCCGCACTGTTCGGCACCCTTGACGGCGGCCGCGGCCGCTTTTTCATGGTCGGCAACCTCATTGCAAAAAATTCCGTCCTGGCAAAGTGGTGCGAGATTAAGACTGTCCACGTTACCCGCGTAAACATCTACGACCGCAACGGTAAAATTTCATGGGCCGCCAAATGGACCCCTGCCGAAGTGCAGGCCATTGCCGACGTGGCCGGGTATCGCGCATTTCAAAAGGAATACATGAACAACCCCATAATCGAGGGGGCTGTGTTCCGCAATGAATGGATCCGCTGGGGCAAACGCCCGGCGTGGTCCAAATTCTCGGAATTTGTGCTTTACATCGACCCCAGCTTCAAGGGTTCCACAAAAAACGACTTCAAGGCCGCGAAGCTCTGGGGCAAGGCCGGGACCGGTCTCTGGTGCCTCCGCTCTTTTGTCCGCCAATGCTCCGTCGCTGAAATGGTCCGCTGGTGTTATGACCTCTACGAGTGGAGCCGCGCCCAGGGAATTGCCGTGCGCTGGTATATGGAGGCCAATTTCATGCAGGACACCATCCTTGACGAGTTCCGCCGCGAGGGGGAGCTGCGCGGTTATCAGCTCCCCATCACCGGCGACAAGCGGAAAAAGCCCGACAAGTTCCAGCGTGTTGAAGCGGTTTCGCCTCTCTGGGAACGTGGCTTTGTCACCTACGACGAAGCGCAAAAGGACGACCCCGACATGCTCACCGGCATGGACCAGACCCTTGCTTTTGAAAAAGGTATGCGCGGCCACGACGACGGTCCCGACGCCGACGAGGGCGCTATCTGGATTCTCCAGCGCGACACGCGCCAGAAAAATATTGTTAACAACACTTCAATAGGCTTGCGACCTAACGCTAAAAATGTATCATGGTAATTGCTGAATACTTCCGCGCCCTCCTGTTCGACTGGCGCAAAAATCGTGCTATCCGTCAGGCCCGGCGCTCTGCCGACCTCTACCGTAAAAAATACCTGGTGCTCGTCCATCAGGGACGCCCGGTCTGCGTCTCCATGCAGGGCGTGAAAAAATTGATCCGCCAGAAAAGACTCCCGGGCCTCTCAGCCGAAAAAGCCCGCGAAATCGCAATTTTTGAGGCTTCACCCCGTAACACTTCGCGCCCATGTTCCTAACCCTCGACGACTACCGCAGTGTGTGCGACGACTACGAGTTCAAGCAGATAACCCAGAACGACGACATCCGCCTGACAGCCGAAGCCGCCGCAATGGAGCAAATAGCCTCTTACCTGCGCCACCGCTATGACCTCGACCGCGCGTTTGCCGCCTCCGGACCGTGCCGCAATTCCATGCTGGTGCAGTGCGCCGTAAATATCGCCCTGTGGCTCATGATTCACCGTCTGCCCCAGAATATGGGCCATGAGCGCCGCGAATGCCTCTATAATGATTCTGTCAAATGGCTGCGCGATATTCAGGCCGGCAAAGCCTCCCCCGACCTCCCGGTCTATCAGTCCCCCGACGGCTCCGACGACGACACCCGCAACCCCGTGCGCTTCGGCTCCATGACCCCAAACCGTTACGACTGGTAACGCCATTTAACACCTCGTTAAACACCCGTTAAACACCGTTTAAGTAATGTTCAGACTGTGCGCCAAAATAGAGATTGCCGGTGACCGCACCTGGTCGCTCGACTTCGTTACTGCCGTGGAGATTACACGCGATACCGAAAAACTGACAGCCGAAGCCAAAATAACGCTCCCTAAAAAAATCAAGTGGGACGGTGCCGCAGAAATTCCCGTGCGCCGTGGCGACCGTGTGCGCATCTCCCTGGGCTACGACGACAGTCTCCAGCTCGCTTTTGTCGGCTATGTGCGTGACGTCGGCTTCAAAACGCCTGTGGTCATAACCTGCGAGGACGATATGTTCAAGCTCAAACAAATGCCGGCCGTTAAAAAGGCATACCGTTCTGTTACGCTCGAAACGCTGCTCAAGGACCAGGGCATTACTTCCCGCCTCAACATCATGGGGGAACAGTCGCTCGGTGCCTACCGCGTAACGGCCGACACGGTGGCCTCTCTGCTCGGCAAACTCTCCGAACAGGGCGTCCGCTCTTTTTTCCGCTATGAGGACGGGGAGCCGGTGCTTTACTGCGGGGTTCTGTTTGAACGCGACGCCACACCCTCCCAGACATTCAAAACCGGGCTTAACATCATTTCAGACCAGAGTCTCCAGCAGCAAAAGGCCGAAAATATGCGCCTGCGCGTCAAGGCGGTCAGCCTTATGCCGGATAATAAAAAAATCAAGGTGGAGGTCGGCGACAGCGACGGGGAACACAGAACGCTGCACACCTACAACAAAACCGAAAGCGAGCTCAAGGCATGGGCGGAACAGGAAATAAAACGCCTGAAACGCGACGGCCTCACAGGCTCTTTTACTTCTTTCGGTTATAAGCTCGTTGACCCCCTCGACGCCATCGGCCTTATTATCGACGGCAACAAAATGGGAGTCTATCAGGTCAAAAAAGTTGTGATTAAATACGGCGACGGCGGATTCCGCCAGGAAATAACCCTCGGCCTCCGCGTCGCCTGATTCTTTGCCTTATGTCAGACTTAAGAAACATTATCCGACAGCTCGCACAGCCCGACGGCGAAACGGTCGCCCTGGTGTGCACGGTGGACGCGGTGGATAAATCTGCCCGCACCATCGACTGCTCCCCGATAAATGAGGGAGCGCCCCTCCTTGGTGTCAACCTCCAGGCAAACCAGGGGTGCGACTTCGGCCTTTGCATCTTCCCGGAGGTTGGCAGTTATGTGGTCGTTGGCTTTGTCGCCGACGGTGCCGCCGGGGTGGTGCTGCTCTCTGAAAAAATTGAATCCGCCGAAATTGTCATCGGCAAGTCGTCCGCCGTCATGGACGCCGACGGGCTCCGTATTGACGTGGACGGAATTTCCGCCCATATCGACAAAAACGCCGTGACTTTCAACGGTGGCAAGCTCGGCGGTCTCGTCCGTGTTGAGGACCTGACAAAGCGCCTTAACATCATCGAAAACGACATTAACAAGCTAAAGACAGCGGTCGCCGGCTGGACGCCGGTTCCTCAGGACGGCGGCGGCGCTCTTAAAACAGCCGTCTCCTCCTGGGCCGGTGCTCAGCTCACGCCTACCAAACGCGACGACTACGAAAATAAAAAAGTAAAGCATTAATTCTCTGCAATGGCTAATATTATTACAAATATCCGTGATTTTTTCAGCCGTCCCACACGCTCGGAGCTTGTGGAGCTTTCCCGCGCCCTCCGGTCTAAGCAGGGCGTCAAGGTGTCGGCCATGCTCCAGCAGCAGACTGACAGCCTGACTAAAAAAGACATAGCCGACTGGCGCGCAGCCCATCAAATGGCTATCGACTACGAAAGCCCCAACCGTTGCCGACTTTACGACATTTACGCCGATTGTGTCCTCGACGCCCACCTGTCCGGCTGTATCGCCCAGCGCAAGGGGAAGGTCCTGCAAAAGGACTTCCGCCTTGTTGACGCCAACGGCAAGGAAAAGCCGGAGGCTACCGAATTGCTGCAAAGTGAATGGTTCGCCGACTTTCTCAGCCTTTGCCTCGACTCCATCTATTGGGGGCCGACGCTCATACAGCTGGGCGACGTGGTGCGCAACAATGGCCCGATCCGCTTCAACTGCGTGGAGCTTGTGCCCCGCAAACACGTTGTGCCTGAATACGGCGTCCTCGTCCGCGACGCCGGCGGCGACTGGCGCCGGGGCATGCCCTACCGCGAGGGAGAGATTGCCAACTGGTGCGTGGAGGTCGGCAAACCACGCGACCTCGGTTTGCTTCTTAAGTGCGCCCCATCCTGTATCAGCAAAAAGAATATGCTGGCTTATTGGGACGTGTTCGGCGAGATCTTCGGTATGCCTATGCGCATAGCCCGCGCAAACACCCTCGACGACGCGGAGCGTGCCAGACTGGAAAACGCCCTCGACAGAATGGGAGCTGCCCAGTACATCGTCACCACCGACAACACCGAAATTGAAATTAAGGAAAGTAGCCGCGGCGACGCCTACAACGTCTATGACCGCCGCGTAGACCGCTGCAACTCGGAGCTGTCAAAAGTGGTGCTTAATCAGACTATGACCATCGACTCCGGTTCCTCCCTTTCACAATCAGAAGTGCACCTCGAAATTTTTGAGCGCACCACCGAAAGCGACGCCGTCATGTGCGCCCACATTGTCAACGGGCGGCTGCTTCCCCTCATGGATCTGCACGGATTCCCGGTCAAAGGTCTGCGCTTCCAGTGGAACAATGCCGGCAGCTATACACCCGCCGAGCAACGCGAGATCGAACGCCTGCTTCTGGAATATTACGAAATCCCTGCCGATTATTTCACCGACAAATACGGCGTTGTCATTGACAAGCCGCGCGAAACCAAAACACAGCCCGACCGTTTTTTCGACTGAGCCCCGCGCAAAGCCGGACAATGCGTCTGGCTGACACGGTGGGGCTGCAATTGGATTATCGCTCTTTTCACGATGCTTTGTCTGATTTATATGGAAACGAGACCATCAAGACAGACAAACCGGGATCAGTACCAAATTTTGACGACAGGACCTTTTTTGACGCTGCCGGCATGGTCTACAACGCCGGCGGCTTCAATACCTCGCAGCTCTCAACTCCCGAAGCGCGCCGCCTCATTGCCGAAACGTTGAAGCAGTTGCAAACCGCCATTGCCTCCGGCGTGCTCCATGAGGTCCCGGAGGTGGTGCGCCATGCTCTCGAAAACAACGCTTTTATTTTCTCCGGCTTCAAAGCGTTTCATACGCTCCGCGAGGTGGGTTTGTCCCTCCTGACCGACAAAGGCGACATTAAGCCCTTTGAAACGTTCCGCAAAGATGTTGAAACGGTAAACAACCAATATAACCACAATTACCTATATGCGGAGTATAACCACGCCGTCGGCGCCTCCCTCATGGCCTCGCGCTGGCAGCAGATTGAAAAGGACGGCGACCGTTACGACCTGCAATATCGCACCGCCCAGGACGACCGCGTGCGTGAGGATCACGCTATTCTGCACGGCACCACGCTGCCGCCCTCCGACCCGTTCTGGTCGCGCTATCTGCCGCCGAATGGCTGGAACTGCCGCTGCACCGCCGTACAGGTCCGCAAGGGCAAATATCCACAGAGCGACCCTGCCCTCTCCATGCTCCGGGGCAATAACTGCACCGAAGCCGCCAAACAGCAGATTTTCCGCTTCAACCCCGGCAAGGATCTGAAACTGTTCCCGCCCAAACACCCGTATTACAAAGCGCCCGAAGCCGCGAAACAGGTAATTGAGCAAATGAGTGAGGAACAGCAGCGCGACAAGCGCATCGCTGAAATTATCGCGGAACTGCCGGACACTCTGACCGACGCGGAGAAAAAGCCCGTTGCGGAGCACTGTCTGGAAATAGAAAAAGCGCTCGGCATTACAAAGGGCAAGCCTATGAGCGTGGACGACGCCGACAAGCAGCACGCCAACCCCAATTATGGCAAGGAGCGCGGCTATGGTATAAACTGCCAGACCTGTTCGCCCGCCTATGCGCTGCGCCTCATGGGCTTCAACGTAACGGCGAAGTCGAACACTCCAGGCACAAAACTGGATTACCTGAGCCGGGGCAACCAGCTGTGGGAACAATGGCAAAATCTCGACGGAACGCCGGCGAAGCATACCAGCATCAACGACTGGATGGCCGGTAAAAAATACAAACTTATGACACAAAAAAGGTATGTGGAGTTTTTCAATGAGATTTGCAAGGATCCCGGCGTTTATATGCTCTCTATCGGCTGGAAAGGGGGCGGCGGTCATGCCACCATTTTACAGCGTTTTGCCGACGGCACTCTGCGCTATATTGAGCCGCAACATGACAATTCCAAAGGGTCCGGGCGTGAAAGCCACGATTTGAACTGGCTCGGTAAAAACGGCGCGGCAACCATGCACGGCTGCCGCGGTATAATGCGAGTGGATAACAAACTATTTAATGTCGCTTTCGCTGAGATTTTCGACAAATGACCCGATTATTTCAAGGGCTTCAAATTCGCCCACCTCCCGGAGTTTGTCGCCTTTCACCAGGTACACCGGGGGAAAGCCAGCGGTTACATCATCAGGAAAACGGTAATAAAAAGCCTCCGCACCCTGGTACTGCCCGAGGTGCTCTATGTGGTCGCCGTACATCTCAACGAGATACTGCGCCGCCTGTCTGACTTTTGCCGGTATTTCCATATTGCCGCAAATTTACAACATTTTTCTGATATAACAATAATTAAACACCAATTTAATGCTCGACCCCAAACAGTTAAAAGCCGACATTCTCGAAGATATGCGCGTGGAGCTCTCCGAAGAGTTCGACCGCAACTTTGAACGTAAGGGCTTTTTCTCAGACAAATGGAAGCCGCGCGCCCACCAATACCCGCGCGGGTCGCTGCTCGTCGTCAGCAGCGCCATGCGGCGCTCCACTCAGGGCGAAGTGTCCGGCGACGGTGTGCGTTTCACATCGTCAGAGCCTTACACAACCCTCCACAATGAGGGCGGCAAAATCACCGTTACCGCCAAAATGAAGCGCTTTTTCTGGTACAAGTACAAACAGACCAAAGACGAAGCGTGGAAGCGTATGGCTCTAATGAAAACCGGCAAGGTCATTAAAATGCCGCAGCGTCAGTTCATCGGCGACGGTCCCGACACGCAGCGCATCATCCGCGAAGCCATAGACCGCAACCTCCAAAAGTTCAATTTATCACTTACCGAATTTTTACGAAAATGAGACTTTTGGTGCAAGCCGAACGCAGAGCCGCACTTGTGCGGGCTATGCTGAGGCGCAGCCCAAAAGCGATTAAAACGCAGTTTTATGAGAAAAAATGTTTTTAAGGCTATCGCCGACGCTGTGGCTGCCGTCCCCGGCGTGGCTTTCGTTGACCTCTGGAACAACCAGGTCCAGACTCTCAACGGCGGCACGGCTTTCGCGCTCCCGGCCGTGTTCGTGGAGTTTGAGGCGGTCGAATGGAAGCAGCAGAACATGGGCGCGCGCCGGGGCTCTCTCGCCGTCCGCCTCCATGTCGTTACCCGCGCCGTCGCCACCAACGGCCACAGGGACCCGCGCATCAATGAGGCTCTGGCGGTGTTCGACCTGCTCGACGCCATTAACGCCGCCATGCAGGGATTACGCGGCGAGAATTTCTCCGGCTTCATGCTCACCACCTCCGCCACCAACCACGATCACGCGGAAATTGTCGAAAATGTGGAGCGATATGTCTGCGGCGTGCAGGACTTAACCGCCAGGCGCTCCGTCAGGGCTGTTTCGGGGCTCTCTGTCGCGATTTCTAAGGCTGACTAATACAACAACACCCCCGGCGGCTCTTGCGTCCGTCAGGGGTGCTTTTTTACAGTTCATCAAATAATGATGGTTGCGTGTCTTGGCGGCTTTCCGTGTCCGGGGGCAGACCCAGCATGTTCAGATAGGTGCGGTAGCAGATACCAAACTCCGGCTCTATCCAGTGCCGCCATACGGCTTTGTAACATTTGGCCTGGTTCCCGGCCTCATAGTGCAACGCCGTGAGCGCTTTTACTTTTTCTGCCCGCGCCAATGTGCTTTTGTGCCTTTTTCTCTTTGCCATTCGCCGATTTATTTGTATCTTTGCACCGTCCTTTTACACAAGGCTCGGCGCTGGCGTTTGGCTGCTCAGGCAGCACGCTGGCGCGGTCTTTTTTATTCCGCTGCCTCTGCCTCGGTTCCCTCTGCTTCCGCATCAGGTTCCGGGGCTGCTTCATTCAGCAGGTCTACATCGGTAACGCCCAGCGGTATGCTGACCCATGCCCCGGTCTTGGGGTTCCTACGACGCGCCCGGATATAGCGGCGCGTGATGCTCGGCTGGTAGCTTTCCTCGATTATCTTCACGCCCTCCAGGAATTGATCGTCCTGGCTTTCCTCCGCCATTTTGCGTAGCTGGAGAACGCGGCTGGCCTTGAGGTTCCCCTGACCGTCCCGGCTCAGCAGGCGCAGAACTGCCGACACAAGCGCCTTGCTCTTGTCGTCGGTCGCCAGGCTCTCGATATAGGAGCGCACCATTGCGATGCCGTCCTCCACCGTGTCCCGGTAGCCGTCCACGGTATTGACACCCAGAGTGAGTTGCAGGGTGCTGTCGCTGTTCGTAAACGTGTGGCTATATTGGCCGCCGTCCTTGGTGCCGAATAACTCGGCTTTCATGTCGATAATGGCCGCGAAGTTGCCGAAGACCGTATCCTTAACAGCTTTGATGTCGCCGCTCAGGTTCAGCAGTTCCGGGATTGCCTGCTCCAGTTCATCATCGACCATTTGCGCGTAAGTCTCGCGCTGCTGCCGGCGTTGCTCGGCAGCTTCCTTTTTCGCTTTTTCAGCCTTGAACGCTTCCCATTCGGCGCGTTCTGCGGCTGACATTGTTACTTGTTCACTCATTGTTAAATGGGTTTTAAGTGGTTATTAAATTGTGTTTAACTGTTTCGGTGTCTGTCCTTTTACACCGGCTCAGCGTTATTCATAATCTTCTGCGTCCGGGCTCTCGAAATTCAGGCTCCCAGCTTCCTCGCTTGCCCACCATGCCAGAGCGTCCAGCAGTTCGATTTTGGCGTTCTCTGCCATGCCCTCCGTCTGCTCCAGTATGTAGGCTTTAATGCGTTCCAGTTCCTTGCTCATTGTCTCATTATAAATATATTTCCTGTTGGAATAAATTCTCTTACATGACTTTCAGTCCCAACCTTTTCACCCACTCTTATTAACTCGTGGGTTTCTTTGTCAAATTGAATTAAGGGGAACCAATAATCGTGGACGCGGCAACTCTTTACTAATTGCCAGTGATTTTCAAGATCTATGCTATCCGAAATTTGCCACTTCATGCCCACCCGGACCCGGTAGCCGTCATAACTTGGATAAGCTACCCCATTTAGGAATATGAAAATTTTCTTTTTCATCGGCTCGTTAGTTTAGTGTGGGGTCAATTTCGCCGCCTGCCGAATAATGTTGCATCAGCATCGCGTCAGTCAGAGCGTCAACCGCCCGGGCGTCCTTGACTTTGTTGTTAAATGTCGCTATGAGGTTGCGCAGCCGCTCCCTCGGTATCTTGTTAAAATCGGCGTAACCGCTGGCGCGCATGGCTATGCCCTTAATGATTGATATGTTCGACTGCTGCCCGGTTTCCCGGAGCCAGCCGCCGATTGCCGCGATTACCTGCTTGCGCAGCTTGTCAAGCCTCGCCGTGCCCTGCTTCTGGTCAACCTGGGCGCTCAGCTTCCCGCAGATGTCTATGAGCTGGTGTTGCGTCAGGTCGCGGCTGCTCGACACGCCCCAGCTCTCCACGATCGCACGCTTCCCGTCTGCATCTATCCCCAGCACGCTGCAAAGCGTGTGGAACTTTTTCAGCAGTCCGCGGTGGATTTCGTCCATTGTCTTGTTTTCTCTTGCCATGATCCTGTTATTTGATTTGTTCGGCCCAGTAGTCATTAGCTCCCTGTTCCCAGATTATGAAGTCTTCGCCGCCCTCGCCTTTGTCCCGGTCCTCGTAGCGTGTCGTTACAAATGCCTTGAAGCCCTCGACCTTGATTTTTATGTCGGCGTCATAGCGCACACGGTCGCCCATGTCGCCTTTGGGGTTGCCGTTCTTTTCCTGGCTTATGAAGATAAACAGCTTGCCCGGAAAGTCATTTTTTAGCTTCTTGAAGCTGCTTCGGTTAAGTCCGTCCAGATATTGCAGACTGTCGATTACCACAATGTCGGGGCTTTTCCGCTTTGACAGCCGAGCGCGTAGTTCCGGGAGTTCCTCTTTGTCCAGCAGTATTATGTTGCTGCCTGCTCCCGCCATATCCACGCGCTCCCATGCCTTTTGAAGCGATAGGCTCAGACCTTGCTCCAGACTGTCGTAAGCCACGCGACGGAAGCCGGCCAGATACTTGCAGAGCTGGAGCGTGAAAGTCGTTTTGCCGCTGCCGCTACCGCCCCAGATTATCCAGACCCCGCGAAGCTCCGGGCGGCCGAAGCTCGCCAGGAATGGCCCCTCGAAGTCTGCGGTCTCGAATTGCGCCGCCAGCACGTTTTTATTACTTATCGCTCTGCTCATTGCTCGTTATTTTTCTGCTATCTGTGGCCGTTTTCTCAGTGCGTCGGGTCCGTAACCCTGTGCCTCAATCATCGCGTTTAATGCCTTGCGCTTGGCTGCCAGGTCCTCGCTGGTGCTTGCTTCTATCTCCACACGCACCATATTTGCACCATAGCGCCCTTTTACTCGCTTCACTGTTATGTCGCATGTCCAGCCCTGCTCGAGCCATTCCTGGAGCACCTGGGGCACCCACCCCGGCATGAGGTCAAACTGGGCGCGAAATCTGAAATTTACGGGGTAAGGTTTCATTTCATCATGTCTGTAAAATTGTCGATAAAATCTACAAGATCGCCATATTTTACCATTAGGGTTTGCTGGCGCTCAGTGGCTTCGCCGACCTCATGAAGTCCGCAGTAATGGTCAAATCTTTTTGCGGCCTCGTTTCGTGCCTTTTTAAGCAGCAGCGCGATTTTCTCTGCTTCCTCCGGTTCCAGCGCGATTATGGGACGGCTTGCGTAGCTGTCCGGGTCGTTAATCCATTTCATTTCGCACCTCCTTTCAGCATGGCCCACACGCTGCGTTTTACGCGCCTTAGGTCGCCGTCTGCCTCGTCCACGATCTTGTTTATTGCCTTGGTTTCGCGCACGCCGTTAGCCACGCACACGGCGGCTATGTCCTCACTGTCCGGCAGGGGCAGTTCCACGAATTTGCGCCCTATGCGGCTGTAAATTTCCGCATAGCCCTTGCGGTTCAGGCGCAGCCCCTTTTCAATCCGGGCTTTCAGGTTGCTGGTCGCGGTCAGGATTATGCCGCACTGGTCCTCAAGCTGATTATACAGGCTTATGAAAAAATAAAGCACCTGGTCGCTCAGCTTGTCGGCCTCGTCCAGAACTATCAGCGGCGAGTCCTTGCGCTTCAACGTGTCCACGATATTGTCCATCATGTCGCTTACCGTGGTGCCGGCTACCGTCGCGCCCATGTTCTGCAACAGTTTCGCCATGAACGTGCGCCGGTTCCAATACTCGGAGCAGACCATGTGATACACATTGCGCCCGGCTGCCGTGTAGTTCTTTATGGCTTCGGTCTTGCCGCTCCCGGCTCCCCCGATAACTGCGGCGGTCAGGGAGTCGGCCTGCACGCTGGCAAGCGTGAATGTCATTATATCGTAGGCGCGGGTCTTGACCACCTGCCACCCGTTAGCCTCGGCGGTGCCGGTCTGGGCGGCTATGCTCCGCCACATGTCGTCGGCTATGGTGTCCCACTGTCCCGAAAGCACTTTGCTGATTGTTGCGCTGCTCACCCCGTTAAGGCTGTTGGCTGCTTTGTTCTGGCTGCCTTTTTGTCCGCAGTAGGCGCGGAGCTGTTCGGCAATCTGTTTTTTCTGTTCTGTTGTCATGTCCTTTTACGTCTTAAAAAATTGAATAATCATTTACCCTTACGCTTTCCACCGCATCGCCCTGGCGTGTTACAGGTATTTCCACGGTTTCCACCTCTAAGGCTTCGATGTCGGCGGCGGCAAGTCTTTTGCGGCTGCGGTTGTCTTTGTGCTGCCCGCGGCTGTCCGTCAGCATGAGCCGGTCTTCCATACACGCGCCCAGCGCCGGGGTGCCGTGTATTGGCAGCTCTGCGGCCCGCTCTATCACGCGCCGGGCGTCGGCGAAGTGGTCGCCCATGCGCCGCGCGGTCTCTGCCTCCAGCGCTTTGTTGAAGTCGCGCACCCTCTGGAGCTGCTCTGCGTCGCCCGGCTTGCGGTCGGCAAGCGCCATTGGCTGCACATACTTTTCCTCAAGCATATAGCGGCGTGTGCCTGCCTCGTTCACTGCCAGAACTTGCGTCAGGTCCTCGGGGTCATACTTGACCGTCCAGCGCTCTGAGGCGTGGTCCCTGAATGTCAGGTCGAAGCAGTCATAATCACGCTTCACGCCTAAAATGGTGGGGCGTAGGCCGCAGCCCTCGAGCACGTTCTTAAAGCCGGTTTCTGCGCCGAAGTTCAGCAGGTACATTTCGCGGCTCATCGGCAGACGGTGTTCCGGTTTCAGCTTCGCCAGCTTCTCCATGAGCTTGCCGATTTTCTGCGCACGCTCCAGCCGCATCATTTCATCTATCTGCGCCCGGAGTCCGGCTTCATCGGGGAAGCTGTGGCGCCTCTTGTTCAGCGCCTCGCTGTTCGGCTGCCGCATCGGGTCGGTCGTTACACCGTAGCCGGCCCAGTTCGGGCACAGCTGGCAGTAGGTCATATTTAAGTGCTTGAAATAGGGCTCTACGGGCTTCGACTTGGCATTGTGTGCCTGTGCCGGGATCACCTTGTCGCCTAACACGGCGTACAGGTCCGTCATGGTCTTAATCGCGTAGCGGTCGCTCTGCACCTGGTTATATCTCAGCATTTCGCCGGTCAGCTCCCGGCTGTGGTTCGCGGCGTTCCTCAATGCCGCTTTTATCAGTTCCGGGCACTCATGGTCGCCGACGGCATAGCCCATTGGATAGTCAACGCACGGGTCAAGCACCACCACGATTGTTAGGCGATTGGTGTATGTCGTTATATTGTGCCCCTTGCTGTCCGTCTTGGTTTTCTGGTACAACAGCTCGACAGTCCAGCCGTCAAGCGAGCACATCAGGAACGGTGCGGTCGGGCGGCTGCGCTTCACCTGCATGGTCTTGCGGTTACGGAAGTTGGTAACGCCTAACCGCCCGGCGGCTGCCTCTAATTGCAGTTTCTCGCGCCATACGCCCACGGCTGCCGCCGTTATCTCTTTCCAGCCCAGTGCCCGGGCTTTCACGTTGTAGGCTTTCGCCACCACCGTGTCCTGCACGTTGTTGGGGTTGCTTATAAGCGTGGCAAGATAGCCGGTTTGTTCATCGGTCAGCACCTTGCCGGCGTTGCCGTTCAGGAATTTGCCGGAGATAAAGCAAACATAACTGTCACGCACATACTCCGCGAATTTCATTTGCAGCCTCCGGGGACTGCCGGGCAGTGAATGGGGGAAGCGGTCGGCCAGACGCGGCAGGGCTGCCGCAGCTCTCGCCCAAAACTCTTTGCCGGCGACGGCCTTTTTGCCGGTGCGCTGCCGCTTGCTCACATGAGCGTCCCAGCACCGCCGGAATGCGTTCATGATCGCCGCGTTGCTCGCATACTCCAGCACTTTGTCATCTGGCAGGTGCCGCCCGTCGGCAAGTTTGTAAGTCTGGTAAAAGTTTAAGGCTGCGCCGTCCGGCTCCACCGTGTCTATAAACTCCCGGCTCTCCGCTTGCTCCTGCAAATCGGGGTAACGCCTGTAAACCTCCGTCCGCCATTTCAGCGGCAGACTCTCAACCTCATACAACGCCACACGGCCATTGCCGCCGCGTTGTACCTGTTGCACCTGTCCTTTGCGCACCAGGGCTTTGAGGTTGGCGGTCGTTATCACACGCCCGGTCAGTTCCTCAAAACTTATGCAGGTTTTTCCGTCGATTATCTCCATAGTTACAGGCTTTCAGCATAAAGTTGCAGTTCCGACAGTTCGGGAAATTTCACTATTTGGCGGCGGCACACGACTGCGCCCCGGCGGTCATACATCACGGCTGCGCCGGTCTGCTTGTCGATCTCCAGCTTGATGCCGTTGTCGAAGTTCTGCACCATGAGCTGGCGTTCGCCCTCTCTGATTTCGTGCAGCGTCTCACACTCCGGGCAGTGGCGCATTGCCTTGCTGTGGTACTCATGCACAGCCACATAGCGAATCTTACGAGCTATTGCCGAGTCTTTACGGTACGTTAGTGCCAGATAAACCATTTTTTCCGTCACGTTGAAAAGTTTTGCGAGCTTTTCACGGACCTCTTTTGTTGCGTCGATATAACGCTCTGTTGTTGCAGTTCTCATATCCTTTTACTTTACTGGTGTCATGTAATAGTCATCAAACCATGTGGCTGCCTGGCTATCTATCCATGCGAGGCCACATTCGCCGACGGCGACGAGTAGGGCAGTGGTGTTGTCTATCTGATAGGCCACCATTTCGTCCTCCTGATTGACTGTTTCCACGAAGTCGGCCAACTTCGACCACTCGCGGAATCCGATTGTTAACTTGGTTGCTTTCATTGTCCTTTTTACATTTATAGTTGTCATGCCCCTTGGTCGTCCGGCAAAAAATTCGTACCTTTGATGCCGTTACCGCAGTAACACGCCACAAAGGTAACACTTATTTTTGACACGCAAAATATTTTTGGCATTTTTTTTTGTCATAATTGCGCGTCGTTAAATTTGATGTAAATGGACACTATAAAGGATAGACTAATACAACTCGCACAATTACAAGGGCTTTCAATACGAGCCTTTGAAGAAAAATGCGGTCTGGGGCGCGGAAACATAAGTAACATGGGACCCAGCAGCAGCATCGGCTCCGATAAACTGACAAAAATAATTGCCACATTCCCGGGGATTGACATTTACTGGGTGTTAACCGGCAAAGATAGCCCCACAGAATTTCGCGGGTATGATGGTTTTAATGATATGCCCCATTCTGACGACCCTCAGCTTCTAAACAAGTTGCTTGCCCAGGCTGAGGAAATTGGCAGGCTAAAAGAACGGGTTAAGCAGCTTGAGCAAAGATTGGAAAAAACTGCTGGCGGTGTCAGCACTGGCGATATTGCAAATGTAGGTTAGGGCGCTTTGTTCCTGCGTTCACCCCTGTACCTCCCCACACCCCCTGTAAGGGGCCTAAATAGGGGAGTTTCCTGTTTTTCAACCTGTTTTCTGAGGTCTTAAACGCATTAAACGCTATGTATCAGCGACTTAAACGAATTTCAAAGGCTATTTTAATGGGGCGCGTTTTGGAATTAAAGGGGTGTTTATCGCTCAAAAATCGCCGTTTTTGCCGCCGATTTTGTCCCTATGGGGGTGCGTACCTATGTGCCGGAGTACCCCCAACTGTATCCCCAACTGTATCTCCAACCCCATTTTTTAGACGAAACGTGCACGATTTGCACCACTCCCCTACCCCCGTTTTGACCCTCCCGGGGCAGGGCACTGCCGGAGCCATTTAACAGGGCATTTAACGCCTGCGCCGTCCGCTGGATCACTCGTGCGCATGGGCGCGCTGCTCTCATCGCTCCCCTACCCTGCCGACCAACCGGCACAATGCCCCACAAACGCCGTAAATGCTTGAATTTCGCGCCCTCTGCCCCGCTCTGGCTCATTCTGCCGACGCACAACGAAAGCGGCCACACAGCCGGCGAAAACCAGCCATGCAGCCACTCAATATTAAAGCCGATTAAAGCCCGATTAAAGTCCCGTTAAACACCGATTAAACGGACGGCCCCCAAAATTCAACCCGGATTAAAGCAAATTCAACTTTTTGCACGTTTCGTTTTTCCCGACCGACCAATCCCACACCCCCACATCTCCAATCATATCAACGAGTTACGCAACCGACCAACATCCTCACCGATGCTCGCTTCGTTTTCATGCCCATAGATTATCGAGATTCTTTTTGAGCAGGTCATCAAGCCGGGTTAGCCAGTTCTCTTTGGGAATTATTTCCGTTGGTCTTTCGTTTCTCAAATGGATTGCC